AGACCAACGTCTTGCTTCGCCTCGAAGAGTTCAATGGCAAGGTCGTCACTACCTTCCGAGGCATCCCAGTCCGTACCTGTGATGCAATCCTCAATAACGAAGCTCAGGTAACCTGAAAGGAGCTACCGCTATGATCCTCGACGCACTACTTCAATTCGACAACGCGGTCAGCTTAGCCATTGCGGCTGGTACGCAAGCTTCCACCAACGTTATCGACCTCGGAATCACTTCTGGCATCCCCACTTCCGCCAATGGAGGTGGAGCCCGTGACATCGGTATCGGTGACGATCCGGCAATGAAGCTTTTGGTTCAGGTCGCCACGACCTTTACCTCTGGCGGTGCTGGAACCTTCGCCGTGGCCCTACAAGGCGCTATCGACAACGGCTCTGGCGCTCCAGCCGCCTTCTCCACTTGGTGGTCATCGCCAGCCTATGCCCTTGCCACTCTCGTTGCCGGGGCTCGCCTCTACGACATGGCGATGCCCCGTCCGCCTGACGGAATCGCCATCCCTCGGTTCCTGCGCCTACTCTACACTGTAGGCACCGCCACTATGACCGCTGGCAACGTCTCGTCCTACATCGTCCTCGACCGAGATGACCAGCCCTACCAAGGTACTGATAATTCCGTCATGGGTGGATACCCTGCCGGGATCAATATCGCGAATTGAGGGAGAGCCAGATGAAACGTGCTCTTCCAGCTTGGGTACTCCTGCTTCTGGGGCTTCTATTAGCCCCAGCGGTGGCCCAACCTGTCATCTCAACTCAGGTCAATTCCAACACAGTCGTCCGAGCCGCACAAGGTCCTGGTGGCTCGGACAGTTGGCTTGGTGTCGATACTATCAGCAACCGCGCTCGATTCACTTCCACTACAGGACAAACCGGAGCAGCTACATCTACTGCCTCAGGCGGTACTCTCTATTGGATCGGCACGGCTCCAACAACTTGGGCCGTAACACTTCCACTCAACCCCACTGCTGGTGAGTTGGTAACCCTTGTCACCGATACAACTCTCACCACTATGGTAACTGTCGCCGCTAACACCGGCGATACACTCCATGCTACCTACACCTCACAGACCCTTACCGCCCTCACCCCTGTAACCTTTCAATATCAACTCTCCTCACGTACGTGGTTCAGGTTAATGTAATGCTAGACACCTCTCGTAGACACTTACTTCGTGGCGGTAGCATACTTGCCGCCACGAAGTTACTTACGCCTGCAAGTGCTGGTTTTATATTAGGCAAAGGTGGGGGTGGTGGGGGAGGCGTCTGGATACTCACAACTGGCTTTTGGGACGATACAGGAACCTGGATTGATTCCGCAGTATGGATAGATTGACATGACAGACTGGATTGCAAACGGTGAAAGCGGAGCAAGTGTTCGTGCAAAGCTGAATGTTTTTCAGCCGAACCGAATTACTGTCAATCTTTCAAGCGCTCAAATCATGGCTCTCAATGTGACTCCTGTTTTAATCGTCCCTGCACCAGGCGCCGGTAATTTTATTCGAGTTCTCAACATTATAGAAGACCTAACATTCGGAACCACGCCATATTCTGATGTGTCTAGCAGCGCAGGCCTTTATTATGGTGACGCGAATGGCTTTACTGTTGATGGTGTACGGCTATCAATTTTATCTGAGCAGTCTAGTAGCAAAGTCGTTCTTAACACCGTAGAAAATAATCCTATTATGCAGGGTCCGAAGGATAGCTTTGTAAATCAACCTATTACTGCATCAGCAATAGGTGGAGCACCGACAGGTGGTGATGGGACAATTAAAGTCACGATAGATTATGTAATTGACGCGCTACTATGAAACCTAATGGAGATATCCACATGCGCAAATATATCCTTCCTTCTTTGCTTATTCTGGCTCTAGGTCTCGGTCTTGCCGTTGCTCAGAATATCACTAAGGCCCTCCAACTCTCCCAAGACGCAACTGGCGCCTTTGGCGTTGATACCAGCAACGGTGTATACTTCCCTGGCCATATCCTCTCTACAGGCAAACCAGCCCCGGCGCTAACTGCCTGTGTCACCGGAGGCACTCCCACCTTAGTCGGTACCGACTTCTCTGGAGTTATCACAGCAGGAACCACTGCCTCCACTTCCTGCGTTGTAACCTTCGGCACAGCCTATGTAACAGCGCCAAACTGTGTTGTCTCTTGGCAATCTGGGCCACTGGCTGCAATGTCTTGGGCTACCTCAACTACGGCCCTCACTATTACCCAAACCTCCAATGCGAGTTCTAAAATCGCATACATCTGTACGAGTGCATCATGAAAAAGCTTAGTGCCGGGTTTCTACTCCTTCTTGGGCTAGCCAGTCCGGCGCTAGCCCAGACGAAGTTTACCATGCCTCCACCATCTGGGGTCTTCCTCGGTGGGTACCAAGTTGTCACCACTTGTGGAGCGGCCTCTGGTCTAGCTGCCGGTAATCTGGCCTTTGGCGCAATGGATACCACCGGTGCCATCTGCACCGCAGCCTCTGGTGGTGGAGGAGGCGGTGCAGCCACCATCGCCAATGGAGCCGATGTAGCCGAAGGCAACACTGCTGATGCTGCCTCTACCGCAGGCGGAACTGGCACTGTCTCTGCCAAGCTTCGGTTAATGACAACCCAGCTTGGAACCATCAACACTACCCTTGGTTCACCATTTCAAGCTGGGGCCTCAATAGCCAATACCAGCTTCATCGCTACACAGCCAGTCAATATCACCCTAACTGATTGCTCTGGTACTATTGCCACTGGTGGCGCGGCCCAAAATGCCTTCACCGCAGCAGCCACCCGTCATGGCTTCACCATCGCCAATATCGACACCAGCGAAGTCTTATGGATGTCATTTACCACCACAGCCGCCGCCTCTGGTACTGGCTCCTATCCCTTGGCTCCGGCTACTGCTACCACCTTTGCTAGCCTGACTTCCTTCACTAGCCCGCCAGGTATGGGAATCAATACCGCCCTCTCCGTAATCGCTGCCACCACTTCGCATAAGTTCTCCTGTACGGTTTGGTAAACATGAAGCGCCTAGCCTTCCTCATATTAGCCCTTTTTGGCTTCCTAGCCACACCTGCACCCGCCCAATTCGGACGGGAGTGTCGCTATGGCTTTTGTGTTTCAGGGGGTGGGGCATCCGGTCCTTGTACACAAGCAGCTGCTTTTTTAGCTCGACCACCAGCAGTTTATACTGGGACGATTGCAACAACCGTAATGACTGTTTCGGCAGTTACTTCGGGTACTATTGCAGTCGGGCAAACAATATCCGGAGCAGGTATTACTGGCGCCCCAACTATAGTTTCATTTGGGACCGGCACGGGAGGTACAGGTACTTATAATATAAGTGCCTCAGAAACAGTCGCTGTTGGAGAGCCTATCACATCTGGTCTTGATACAGCCCACACTACGGCCGTCACCAATTTAATCTGTGGACTGGTTACTGACGGTGTGTTTTCTAAACTCGATGTGCTTCATATCTATGCGGCACAAGATAGCACTACTGCCAAACTCAACTTAGTATCAACTAGCTATACTGGAATAGCGAATGGTTCGCCAACGTTCACCGCCGATCGTGGATTCACTGGTGGGACAGAACTTAACTCTACAGTTTTTATCGATACTGGATTTAACGCCTCTACTGCTGTCTCACCTGCCTTCGTGCAGAATTCTGCACATGTATCAGCATGGTCTGTATCAAACACAGCACCGGGCTTTGGTAATGGTAGCATTATTGGTGTAGAGCAGGGTAATGGAACATTTATAGTTCCAAGAAACACGAGTGCCTTTGCTATTTATTCAATAAATGGTACTGGCGGTGTTAGCGCAACTGTTGCTACACGAGATGGTTTCTTTCTTGGAAACCGAGACACTAGTACCTCATTACAAGGTTATAGAAACGGCAGTTCTATTGGCACAGCGACTACAGCTTCTGCTGTTGTTACGAACGGGAATATATACACTCTTAGCGTTAACCATGTTGGTTCATCGCCCGGCGGTAGTGCATGTCAAGCGGCAATGGCAAGTATCGGCGGCAATTTATCAGCCACCGATAATACCAATTTCTACAATCGCTTGCGCACCTATATGACTGCGGTAGGTGTACCATGAAGCGACTAGCAGCCCTCTTACTCCTTGCCTTCGCCTATCTCGGGCCAACACCTGCGCTTGCCCAGTTTGGTGGTTGCTTACCAGGACTTTGTGCCAATAAAGTCGTTGTCTGTATTAATTCTGGTCACGCTGCGGCGTTTCTAGCTCGTGCTGGTACACTTGATGGCACACACACTACCGCTTACACAAACTTACTTAACAGTTTAGATGGGCATGCTTTAAGTTGCAAGCTAGATATGCTTCATGTTTATGCAACGCAAAATAGTACCGTGGCGCTGCTAAACTTAATTTCTACCAACTATGCCGGAACGGCTCACGGTTCCCCAGCATTTACGTCTGACCTAGGATTTACCGGAGGATCGGCCGGTAACTCTACCGTCTATATTGACACCGGATTTAATCCATCAACGGCGGTCTCGCCAAACTATACGCAAAATTCAGCGCACCTGTCTGGTTATACTATGACCAATGCCGCTCCCGGCTTTGGTGACGGCGGTTTGATAGGTGCCTCTAGTGGTGCTGGATCAAGGTCTTCATTTCTAGTTCCAAGGAGTTCAGCGGCCGTTTTTAGACTTACTATTAACGGCGGTGTAGATACTTTCGCGCAGTCTACACGAATTGGCCACTATCTAGGTAATAGAGAGAATGTAAGTTCTTTAACTGGTTATATTAACGGAAGTTCTGTTGTAACCGGTGCGGGCGCTTCTGGTGCTGCTGTACAAAACAACATCTATACTCTTAGCGCCAATATCGACGGAACCGGTAACGGCGATCCGAACATAGTCGGTATGGCTAGTATAGGATCATCCCTTAATGGGACCGATAACACCAATTTTCACAACGATGTTTGCACATACATGCTTGCAGTTGGGGCAGTAGGAAGCTGCCCATAATCAAAGGAGAACTATAATGGCTCGTTGGAGACTAATCACTGGTCACTACCTCAACGTCCTTATCGACGGATCGCCTGCCGAATGGGAATATAAAGAGGTAGACCGCACCACAGGCAGGCAAGGTCGCAAGGTCTACCCTGTCCCCATGCTTATGGACCCAAATGACCCAGCCGATTGCAACTACCCAGGCGAAATCGTCGTTTGCCATGAAGACAAAGGCGAACGTCAGGACATCGTCTTCGTTGGCAACCCGACCCCGGACATGGAACCCTACGACGAAGAAGCCGAGGCCATCTCAGCCTCCCTTCGCCAGAAGTGGGAACATCCAATTGAGTCCCTTCCTTCCACCATGTCCGATGGCGAATCTGCATTCATGGCGAAGCTTATGGAAGCTATGGGTCAGGCGAAGCCA